AGACGGCTTTCAATACAAGGTGTAATGAGGCTGCGAATAGGGGGGCGAGCAAGTATCCGGATTGGCAGGTTAAGTTGAGTGGGCTGACCCAGCTGGTGGACCAGACGGACGCCCGGAGTCTGCAGCAGTATAATCTGTTCTTGGAGGCCGCATTGGAGACGGGGGATGCTGAGGCAATTATTTATAAGCTGGGAGGTGATTTGAATGCGGCGTCGAGGGTGCTGGGGATGAGCCCGATGAAGATGGCTATGGAGGTTGGGAAGTTGGCGGAGGGGAAGACAACGGACCCGAGTAAGGCTCCTAAGCCGATTAGGCCAATTGGGAGCACAAGCCCGGTGACGACGACGAAGCCGGATGATCCAGAGAGGGGGGCTGAGATGAAGATTGACGACTGGATGAATGCGCGGAACAAACAGGCGGCTGAGAGGAGGATTAGGTGATGGAGCAGGAACGGGAGTTGACTTTTGGTCAGAAGGCTGTTGGTCTGACCTTTAACCCGAGCGGTGATCCGCTTGTGAGTGAACTGAAAGCGCTCTATGCACGGATTATCGATATCTGCGATGAATATCGGAATAGTCCTGATGCGAGTGGCGAGAAGAAGCGGCTCTGGTCGGTTGCAATTACCGAGGCGCAGGGAGCGCAAATGTGGGCCGTGAAGGCGGCGACTTGGAAAGACTGAAGTTTCTGGACCGGAAGGTCCTGTCGGAGAGACCATGGCTCCTGCCTCCTGGTCAGTCCCTGGGAACTGTGATCCCTGTGACAGGGTTTAGCAAAGCGAAACCCTGTAGAGCTATCTGGTAGTCGCTCTACTGCCGTTACTGGCTGCTCCTTCGAGCCTCCGGCCGAAGGACGGAGGCTATGATGGCTAATACCCTACTCACTATTAATCTGATCACAAGAGAGGCGGTCAGACTCTGGAAGAATAGCAATGCGTTTCTGCAGAACGTGGATATGCAGTATGATGACTCCTTTGCGGTGGCGGGGGCCAAGATCGGCAATACGCTGAGGATCAGGCTCCCGAACGACTATATTGTGACGACGGGGCCTGCGCTGAGTGTGCAGGATACTGCGGAGCAGAATACGACGCTTACTATGGCGACGCAGAAGCACGTGGATGTGCAGTTCACGACACAGGAGCGGACTCTCAGCTTGGATGACTTCTCCCGGAGGATTTTGGCTCCGGCGGTGAATAACCTGGCTGGGTCAGTTGCGGCGGATCTTATGTCGGGGGCTGAGGGCGGGATCTGCAATTTTGTGGCCAATCAGGACGCGAGCAACAACGTTCTGAGCCCCATTGCAGCCACCTATCTGCTTGCGGGTGCCAACCTGGATAACAACTCGGGGCCGATTGAGAACCGGAAGGTGGTTAATAATCCGGTCACTGAGGCCAGAATGGTTGCCACGCTGGCTGGACTGCTCAATCCGGCGCCGGAGATCGGACGGCAGTATGTGACTGGGCGGATGTATGATGCGCTCGGTTTCATCTGGATGAAGGACCAGACCGTCATCACCCATACGTCTGGGACCATGGCGCAAGGTTCGCTCACGGTCAATGGAGCCAATCAGACTGGACTGGCGATTACGGTTACGGCGGCTGCGAGCACGCTGGCGGTGGGCGACATTGTCACTATTGCTGGTGTGTTTAAGGTGAATAGGATCACCAAGCAGACGACTGGGCAGCTGGAGCAGTTTGTCGTGACGGCTCCGCTCGCAGTTGGCGGGACTACGCTGAATGTGTATCCGGCTGTTGTGCCTCCAAGTGGTGGGCTGCCGGTGCAGTATCAGACGGTGACGGCAAGCCCGGCGAATGGAGCGGCTGTCAATCCGACCAATGGACTGGCACCGTCCTCTGTCTATCGGAAGAATTTTGTGTTCGCTCCGGAGGCAGTGACGCTGGCGACTGCGGATCTGGAGACTCCAGAGGGCGTGCATGCGGTTGCGCGTGAGCAGTTTGATGGCGTGTCCATGAGGATGATTACGGATTACTTCATCGGCACTGATCAGCTGATTACCCGGCTTGACGTGCTGTATGGGTATCTGTGGATCAGGCCGGAATGGGCCGTCGTGGTTGCAGACGTGATATGAAGATACAGGCACCTCGTCCTGGTTCGGAAAGTCAGGACGAGTGGCTGCGTCTTCTGGAAGAGATGGGAGGCCAATTCTGGCCTCCCAAGGAAGAGGAGGAGGACATGCCGGAAGTTGGCGCAAAGTATCCGATGATGCTCTATGATGGGAATAGGGAGTGTATTGTGTTTGATGCGGAGGAAAGGGCTGAAGCGACGAGGAATGGCTTCAGGCCGCATCCTAGCATGGAGCGGGATCAGCCGCCTGGAATTGTGGACCCGCCTAAGCCGCCTGGGATTTTAGATCCGCCCAAGCCGCCTCAGAGGCCGGATCAGGGGGGTCCAGAAGGACCGAGTCAAGAGCTGCCGTCGAGGGGTATGCCGCCACCCATCAAGAGACAGGAGTCTGCTCCGGAGCCGAAGCCGGAGACAAAGACTACGACGACGGCGACGGTGAGTGTGCAGAAGTCTGTGGAGGTGAAGAAGCCTGCTACTCCTGCTCCGCCGCCGAAGGCTCCGCCGACGAGGAGGTAGAGATGCCCAAGATTTTGGAGGACGCTGTTAAGGCGATCAAGAAGAGCAGTCCGGGAGTTAATCCATGGGCTGTGGCGACCAGCACGCTGCAGAAAGCTGGAGAGCTGAAGAAGGGAACGAATAAGGCTACGGCGAAGGGCGTGAAGAGAGGGGAGATGACCAGGGCTGAAAGACACAAGGAGAAGAAGTAATGGCAAGGAACCGGATGAATAAAGTCTACTCCATCTATCATTCGATGGAGGATAGAGGACTGTTTGAGACGAACAAGGCTAATGTCCAGGCAATCAATAATGATGGGCTCTCCATTTATGAGGGGCCGGTGCAGTATCCGAAGATGCTGTATCATCCCAAGGGGGAGCTGCATTGCATTAACCAGGGTATTCTGGTTACGGACCGGGATAGTCGGCCGGTCTTTGATGAGACAGGGAAGCCGAAATATGCGGGAGCGGTGTGGGGGGTGAAGAATATCATTGTGGAGAGTGAGGCTCAGGAAGCTGAGATGGTAGCACAGGGCTGGCATTTTACAGAGGCGCAAGCGCTGAGGGCCAATCCTGAGACTCATCTGAAGGCGCCACCCAAGACTCACGCGGAGCTTCAGCAAGAGCGGATTGCCGAGCTGGAGAAGAAACTGGCTGAGGCAACAGCTCCGCAGGCCCAGCCTGCCAAGGCTGGGCCTGCACCAGGGAAGGCTGCGTAAATGTCCCAGCTAACTCCTCTCGCGACTTCGGTCAATGACATTTGTATGGCTGCGCTGAAGGAGTGCGGTGCAGTCGGGCAGGGTCAGAGTCCGACGGGAGAGGAGATTGCGGACGCTTGGGCGAGGCTGCAGTGGATGTTGCAGGAGTGGGGGGAAGACACTTTTATAGTCTGGAGGACAAGGACTATAACAGTGCCGCAGGTGAATACTGCACTGCTGCCAACTGATCCAGATATGGGGACGCCGAGTCACCCAGTCTACTATTTTCCAATTGGGCCGGGAGCAGGGACGCTGGGAGGGTTTGAGACTGGACCAGACAATACGACCGTGACACCGACGCAATCTAAATCAGTAGCTCCACGAAGGTTGAAGGCTGCCTTTTTAAGGCAGCCTTCAACCGGGGGAGGAATTCCGATTGACTATCCGCTGTATGCGCTGGATGCGATGCAGGACTATTCTAGGATTGCGCTTAAGGGGATGGTGAGTTTTCCAGGAGCGTATTACTATGATCCGGCTTGGCCGCTTGGCAGAATTTTTCTGTATCCTTTGCCTACTAATTCTATTTATGGTGTTGGTGTGGTTGTTAGGGATCAGCTTCCACTTCAGTTTGTGACGACGCAGGATTTGATTGAGCTGCCGTTCATTTACTTTAATGCTTTTTATCTGAATTTGGCTGTACGGCTGAGGCCGCATTATGGGATGAGGACGTTTCCTGGAGATCAGCTGCCGGATCTTGCGAAGGGTGCGAGAGCGGCGATCAAGAATACTTCTGTGCAGATTGCTCAACTTAGCCTGCCACAGGAGTTGAGTAGGCCGGGAATATATAACATATTCTCGGATAGGTCTTACTGAGAGAGGAACTGAGATGTCAGTCTATACGCTTCCGAATAACCCAGTCACGAATGGCATTGTGGCGCTGGCTGGTGGTGCGCTCACTCCGCTCACGCCGTTGCTGTCAACGGGAATGAATGAGGTGAATACGGTGGTTACGACGGGTGACTCCGTTGTGATGCCGCCTGCTGTGATGGGGAGCAGTGTTTATGTGAATGCACAGAACACGGCGGCTGGGCTGTCCATGAAGATTGTGGCGCAGGCCAATCCGTTCAACAATAATGCGCTGGATCAGTTTGTGGCGCATGGGTCGGTGGCGCTGGTTGCGGGTGCGACTGGGTTGGTGCTGCTGAATGGGCATGTGAGCCTGTTCATTTGCACCACACAGGGTATCTGGAAGCAGGTCGCCGACAACGCATAAAATGTTTACGGGCTGGCCGATGAGATGTCTCTTAGGCATTCTCCTCGGCGAAGCCGAGGAGAATGACTAATGGCAAGGTCTCATCTGGCTTATTTGCCCTCTCTTCAGACGGGGAGAGGGTCGGGGTTGATAGATGCGACAGAGATGTCGAAGTTCTTCAACATGGTGCTGGGCTGCGTGAATGGTATTGTGGCTCATGCGGGCGGTGGAGTCGCTGCTGCGACTCCGCTCAATCTGGGGTTTAATGAGGTAGATGTCTGCGCTACGGCGGCGGACTCCGTGGTGCTGCCACCGGCCATTATAAATGCCTGGAGCTGGGTTTATAATGGTGGTGCGGCAAGTATGAATGTGTTCAATCTGCAGAGCAATTCGCAGAATAACTCGCTGACGGATGTGATTATCCCGCACGGAGTTACGACACCGAATGCGGGGACGGCTGCTGTTGCGCTGGCTGCGGGGCATACGTCCCTGTTTGTGTGTATGACTGTGGGTGTGTGGAAGCAGGTCGCCGACTTCGCCTGAGGCACGAGAATGAGTTCGACTGGGAAGTACCCTAGCTTCAATACTAGTTTTGGTCGGCTTATGCCAACCGGCCAAGATCTGCAGCAGCTGGTGCAGGATATGCTTCAAGGAGGGGGCGGGATACCGGACGCCCCCTCCAATGGGAACTTGTATGGGAGGCAGAATGCTAGCTGGGTAGTTGTGCCGTCGAGTAATTTGGTTTCGAGTGTGGCAGGGAAGACGGGGATTGTCACGCTCAATCATGGGGATTTGACGGATTGGGCTGCTGCGACTGCGACCTTCTTGACGGGTAATCAGGTTATTACGCTGGGTGGTGATTTGACTGGGTTGGGGACCACAAATATTACGGCGACACTGGCCAATGTGAATGTGAATGTGGGAACTTTTCAGGGAATTACGGTCAACGCGAAGGGGTTAGTAACTGGGGCCTCTAATATGAATTATGCCCCGCTCAATAGTCCGCCATTGACGGGGAACCCGACTGCGCCGACTCCACTGTTGGGGGATAATTCAAGTAGTATTGCGACGACTGCTTTTGTTTTGGCCAATGCGGTTACAGGGGCTATTACGTATGCGATGCTGCCAGCTGAAGTGCAGAGTGTTCCGATCAGTTTTGCGTTTCCGGGCGTCCCGGCGAATGGGGCGATGGTTAACGCTCCGGCGGCGATGGCTCTGACAGTTGCGGCTGCGCTGGCGGGGACAGTTGTTTATGACGCTACGCAGGCGACTGCTAATGCAACTTTCACGTTGAATAAAATTTCGGCTGGAGTGACGACTGCGCTAGGGACAATCACTATTACTCCTGCATCGCATACGTCTGCAACATTGGCTGGGGCTGGTGGCAGTATAGCGGTGGGTGATGTGCTATCACTCGTCGCTCCGTCGACGAGTGATAGCACGCTGGCGGATGTGGGAATTACCATTTTGGCGAAGAGGGTATAGGAATGTATTCTGATAATATCTTTGAGCTACCGTCCTCCAAAGGAGGACGATAGCTCGTGGCTCCTGTTTCTCATGAAACGTTCAATTTCAGCGCAACTAACACGCCTGCTGTTTCGTTTAGTGGTATTTCAACGACGCAGACAGATTATATTCTTCTTTTGGCCATCTATAATGAACATGCTGGATCGGCAGCGGCAACGGTTACTTCTGTTGTTGGTACTGGCGCTGGCTCTGGACTGACTTGGGCATTGCGCAAGAGGTCTAATAGTAGTGTAACTGGTGGTTTGGAGTTATGGTGGGCACATGCTACATTGGCATCTACAACTTACGGTGTTACTGTGAATTTTTCTGGAGCGTATGATGATTGTGCATGTTGCATAGCTGTCATTTCTGGTTGTGGGAGTGCGATTGCACCGTTCGATACCAATGCTGGTCTTCCGGCAGCTCAATCTGCGCCGACTCCAACGTGGACGCCTTCATTCACTGGGGTTAATACAAGTACAGGTAATGATTTACTACTGTTTCTTACAGGGACGGTGAGTGGTGGCGGTACACCAGCGGTTGGTTTTACGAATATAGCGACTGGTTCTACTGGAGGTGGTTCATGGGCTGCAGCCTGTCGCATGGATGCACAGGCTGTTGTGCCTATTCAGAGTGGTGCAACTTTCACTTATGGAGCAGCACTAACTAATACATTTGGAGCAGCTGCTGGCGAGGCAATTTTCGATGCACTCGCATCTACTGTTATTGCTTCTGGAATGAATTGGGACCCAGTTACTGTTGCGGCGGTTAACCTCTCGAATGGCAATCTGACTGCGACTAATACTGGGACGACTTCGACTAATCAGGGGGCGCATGTTGCTTTTGCGAATGCGATTTCTGCTGGGAAGCTTTATTTTGAGGTTACACTTAATACTTTTACGGGAGGGGCTGGAGTTGGAGTGGGGATTGGTAGCACGGCGGCGACTTATGCAGGGATAAGTACGGCTGCTACGAGTGGTTCTATGTGTATGGCTGTAGGTCATACTGGGACAGGTACTATTATGGCGGGGCCTGGAGGGAATACTGGATACTCGATTGGGGCAAGGACTTCAGGGAATGTGATTGGTGTTGCAGTAGATTTTACGGATCAGTTGTGCTGGTTTCGTCTGTGCCCGTCGGGGCTCTGGAACGGCACTTCTAATCACAATCCAGCTGTCCCTGGCCCTGGTGGGATACCGATGACGAGTGGGGGAAATGTGCCGTTTGTCACGTTTGGAAATGGGCTGGCTGGACAGGCTGGTGTGGCGGGGAACGTGTGGACTGCTAACTTTTCTGGACCGTTCGTTGGTGCAATCCCAGCTGGTTTTACAGCATGGGGATCGGTTGCGTCGTCTAGTCCAGTTACGCATGAGGTTTATGGCGCAGCTGGGACAAACCTCGCCTCTTTCTCATTTACTGGTGTTTCTACAACACAAACAGATTATATTGCTCTGATAGCGATTTATAATGAAAATGCTGGTTCGTCAGCAGCTACTGTGTCTTCTATTACTAGTGCCGGTATGACTTGGAGGCTGCGCAAAAGGTCGAAAGGTACCGCAACAGGTGATTTGGAGTTGTGGTGGGCACATGGTACTGGTGCTCTGTCTGGGTATTCTATTACTGTGAATATGGCTGGTACATATGATGATGTTGCTGCTTGTTTAGTCTTTGTTTCTGGTTGTGGAAGTCCGACCGCGCCATTTGATGCCAATGCCAGTCTTCCAGCAGCGCAGTCGGCACCAACTCCAACTTGGACGCCATCATTCACTGGTATTAGTACGTCTAGTCCGAATGACCTCTTATTGTTTTTAGTTGGGACGGTGGCTGGTGGAGGCACTCCACCTACAGGCTTTAGTTTTATTACCAATTTTGGGACTTCAGGCGGGGCTTGGGCAGCTAACACTTGGGTAGCTGGAATGAGTGTCAGCGTGCTTCAAAATAATGCTACATTCATAAATGGAAATGCAACAAGTACAATTGGTGGTGGGACTTCAAACGAGGCAATTTTTGATGCACTCACGAATAATGTTCCGACGGTGCCATCAGCTAAGGCAAGTGTTATGGTCTTTGCTTAATTGATTGATCAATTAAGCAAGAGGAGGCTAAGATGACAGTTACTGGGAAGTATCCGAGCTTCAACGTCTCTACTGGGCCGGTGATGCCGACCGGACTGGATTTACAAACGCTGGCTGCTGAGGCTGATAGTCATCCGGTGACTGCGCCTGTGGATGGGCAGGTCTATGGGATGCAGAGTGGCGACTGGGTTGTGTTGGACGAAAGTCAGGGAGGTGTTGGGCCTCCAGGCCCGCAGGGACCGGTTGGGCCGAGTGGGCCTCCAGGGAATACGGGGCCTCAAGGACCGGCTGGACCGAAGGGAGACCAGGGAAATCCTGGCATGACTGGGTTGCAGGGACCATCAGGAGCGCCTGGGACAATTGGGCCTGCTGGTCCGGCTGGGGCGCAGGGAACACCTGGGTCGGCTGGAGTGGCGGGACCGCCTGGTCCCGCCGGGCAAGATGGCGGAGTGGGAGCTGCTGGGCCACAGGGCCCAGCAGGTCCTAAGGGAGATGTTGGACTGACGGGAGCGCAAGGCCCGGCTGGACAGCAGGGACCGCCTGGGAATACTGGGCTGACTGGGGCGCAGGGTCCGCAGGGTCCGATTGGACAGCAAGGACCGCAGGGACTGGCTGGGCCGACTGGGAATACGGGGAATACGGGAGCACAGGGACCGGCTGGACCGCAAGGTCCAGCCGGACCCAGTGCGGTGAGTACGGATACGGGGAATACGGCTGTTCTGGGGACTGATACGCGTATTTTTGTACCAGCTCCCATTGTTCCGGCTGGGTCGAATACGGTGCCTGCACCGGATGGGGCTGGGTCGGCAGGGACATCGGCAGTTTATTCGAGGGGGGACCATCAGCATCCGTCGGATCCGAGTAAGCTGTCGAAGTCTGGCGATACGATGGGAGGGCCGCTGACGCTCAATGGTAATCCGACGACAGCGTTGATGGCGACTCCGAGGCAGTATGTGGATGCTGCTGTGCCGGGGCCTTCCACTACTGTTCCGCTGATGGCGGGGACAGCAGCGGTTGGGACGGGGATCACGTGGGCCAGAGCGGATCATGTGCATCCAGCGGACGGCAATAAGGTGTCGAAGTCTGGCGACATCATGTCCGGGCTTCTGACGCTGTCCGGCGATCCGACTGCGCCGCTCGGCGCTGTCACCAAACAGTATTCGGATACGAAGGTGCCGCAGGCTGGCGGCGTGAATATGACGGGGGTGCTGAACCTGCTGGGATCGGTAGCGGGAGATAATCCTCCGGCTGGGTGTGTGGGAGAGGTGCTGTTTGCGTCGGTGACAGTTGGAGTAGGTATTACGAGCGGAACGCCGACCAATATTGCTACGCTGGCACTGACAGCGGGTGATTGGGACGTGTCTGGCGTGGTCTATTTTACTGCGCAGAATGGTCCATCGCAGGTGATTGTGGGGGTAAGTAATACGAGTGCTGCATTGCCGACTACGGCTAATGTGTTGAATGGGACTGCAGCAATGTTTCAGAGTCAAGGTGGATTGCAGTCTGGAGCATTCTTTATACCGACTGGAAGGTGTAGGGTCAATACGAATGCCTCCAAGAGTGTTTTTCTGATTGCGCAGGTTACTGGTGGAGGAACGACGGCGGGTATGGGATATATTGGGGCCAGACGTATGCGGTGAGAATAGGAATTTTTTTCTGGAGATTTTCAATTCACATGAAAGGTTGGTTGGACTGATATGAGGATGCCGTTAGTCGGAGGCGCTTACTCGGCACGCTCCAATATTGCGAGCTGCACGAGGGCGATTAATCTCTATCCGGAGATTAACCCGAAGGAGTTTGCGCTCGTCCCGATGACCCATTACCAGCGGCCTGGATTGCAATTCATAACGAATGACCCGGCCAATCTGACGCAGGTGCGAGGGATCTGGAGTCGGACGGACTCCAATGGGGCGTATGTGGTCATTGGCGCGACAGTCTATTATCTGGATAATGGGATGAATTTGAGTGCAATTGGGACTATTGGCTCTATTAGTGGACCGGTGATTATGACGGATAATGGCGTGACGTGTATGCTTGTGGATGGGACGGCGAATGGATATTTTATTCAGTTGATGGGGAATGTATTCTCGGTGATTAATGATACGACTGGGATCTTTACGGGGGCGACCTCAGTTGACACGCTGGACACGTTCATTGTTTGGGGATTTCTGAACTCCAATTTCTTTGGATCTACGCTGGCTGGGAGTACGTCGTTCGATGGGCTCTATTTTGCTGCCAAGGCAGCTTTCCCAGATCCGCTGGAGAGGTTGATTGTTAATAAGAGGGAGATTTTGCTGCTGGGGGCGAAGAGGAGTGAGATCTGGTACAATACAGGGGGTGCTCAGTTTCCATTTGCGCTGCTGCCAGGCATCTATATTCAGCAGGGGATATTGGCGCCATATAGCGCGGCATTCCAGAATATTGAAGTTTATTGGCTGTCGACTAATGAGCAGGGACAGGGTGTGGTGATGATGCAGCGGGGGTATGAGACGAGACGGATTTCTAACCATGCGCTGGAATATCAGATTAGGCAGATGGCGAGCCAGGGGACTGTGCAGGATGCGGTTGGGTTCACAACGCAGTTTGATGGGCATATATTTTATGTGCTGACGTTTCCGAGTGGGGATCAGACGTGGGTCTATGATGCGTCCACTACGGATGCGAATGATGCGTGGCATCAGTGGGCCTGGACAGACCATGAGGGTGGGCTGCATAAGTCGAGGGCCTACTGTGGAGCGTTTATGAAGGACGCGGTATGGGGGAGTCAGAATGGGGTGTTTGTGTGTGGGGATTGGCAGAATGGGAGTCTGTATTTTCTTAATCCGAACTATTTTTATGATGACGCATTAGAGGATAAGGCGCTGGCACCGGGATATCCGCCTACGCATAAGCCGGGGCCAATTAGCTGGATTAGGACGTTTCATCATATTGGGAGGGCGAGGGCGCAGGGGACGATGCAGGAGGGGACGACTGACGGGAGGAGGGTTAAGTTTAACTCGGTGTATGCGGACATTGATGCTGGGCAGGTGCCGCTGGATGCGGATGGTAATCCGCTGATGACGCTGAGGTGGAGTGATGATAGGGGCAATACGTGGAAGAATGGGATACTTCAGCCGTATGGACCGCAAGGGAAGTATGATACCTGGCCGACATGGAGGGGATTGGGGATGGCAAGGGATCGGATCTTTGAGCTGAGTTTTTCGTCGGCGGGGGAAACGGCGCTGAATGGAGCGTGGATTGATGCTGAGATTCTGGATAGCTGATGGGCGTTAACCCCTACCAGTTCTCGTCGTCTTTTCCGAAAGACTTCCAGATTGTGGATGGCTTCGGACAGCTCACGCCTGCGTGGCAATATTTCTTTCAGGCGCTGTGGGCCAAGACGGGTGGCGGGACAACAAATATTCAAAACTCCTATGTGGTCATTGAGACGCCAGCTGGGCCAGTCATTTCAGGACCAGGACCGAGCAATGGGACACCGATCGGGGGAGGACCAGTTGCTAAATCGGCTCCTGTCGTTCAAACACTGGTAAGTTCGCCGTGGCCCTTTAGGGCCACGGAGAACGGGTTCATGGCACTGTCAGGCGGGGAAGTGGATTACTCGAGGGATGGGGTCAACTTTTATAAGGCGTCTATGCTGGGTGGGCAGATCGTTATGGTGGAGGGCGATCACATAAACGTGATCTGGTATGGACCTGCGCCGTCGGCTGTTTGGTTTCCTGGAGGCTTCTGATGCATGAGCCATTCATCATCTTTGCTCTGCCGCGCAGTCGGACTGCATGGTTGAGCCATTGGCTCTCCTATATTGAGAATGGGAGCCGGGTGAAGTCGGTTGGGCACGACGCATTTAGTAGATGCTCGAATGTTGCGGAATGTCTTTCTCTCTTTTATGCGCCGGGAGGGGGGTTAGATGGGACTGTGGAGACTGGAGCTGCCTTTGCTTATCCGATGCTTCGGGATAAGATACCAAAGGCGAAGATGCTGGTGGTACAGAGGGAGCCGATGGACTGCCTTCATAGTTTGATGAAGAAGGGGATTACTGTTGACCCGGATGACTGGAGCCAGAGGGTCAGGGATCTGTGGACGGTTAGTGCGAGTGGGGTAAGGACGGTTGCTTATAATGATTTAGATCTGGAGAGCTGTGCGAGGTGGATTTGGGAGTATTGTTTGGACGTTCCATGGAATTTCCAATGGTGGGCTCAATGGACTCCTATGAATGTTCAAGTTGATATGCAGAAAAGGGTTGAGGAGCTGCGAAGGAATGCGGACAACATTGTGAAGCTGAAGCTGGAGATTGCAAATGTTAGCTGAGGCTGTTCCGCATAGATTTGTCCGGGTTCAGAGGGAGCCGTTTGAGGCTATTTGGCCTGCGATCAGAGATCTGACGAGGGCTCATGCTAAGGAGGTTGAGCCAGAAGGGAGTCCGAGACCGTTTAAGCTGGATGTGGCGCGGATCATTCAGGCGGACAGGCTGGGATTTATTAGGTGGTTTACGTTGAGAGTGGATGGTGAGATTTATGGATATTGTTCATGGAATGTAAACTGGGATTTGGAGAGTGAGGGGCTGCCCATTGCAACGCAAGGAGCGTGGTATGTGGGGGAGGGTGCTCCGTGGGGAGGGGCCGCCAAGCTGTTCATGGTCAGTTTGGATGAGCTGAAGAAGATCGGCGTACAGTGTGTGTTTCCGCATCATAGACTCCAAGGCAGGGGAGTGAGATTGGGACGGTTCTTCCAAAGTCTGGGAGCTGTTCCTATTCAACAGACTTACATGCTTTGGGTGGGGGAGCGAAGCTCCCCCACCCAGGAGGAGGCTTAGATGCCATCAATCGGACTTGCTGGCGCTGCAGCTATTGGAGGAGCAGGCTCTATCGCTGGAGGGCTTATCTCGGCGGGTGGAGCGAAGAGCGCGGCCGATGCGCAGCTGCAAGGAATTAATGAGGGCCTTGTTTTTCAGCAGACGCAGAAGAATTTGCTGCAGGGAATGCTCCAGCCGTATATGACCCAGGGACAGGCTGGCCTTGATCAGCTGAATGCTAACATTGGAACTCTGACGAAGCCGTTCAATCCGACCATGGCTGATTTGGCCGCTACACCGGGCTACCAGTTTACGCTCAATCAGGGTGAGCAAGGGGTGGCTAACGCGTACTCGGGGCAGGGACTGGGGGCGGGTGTGACGGGTGGTGCCACTGCGATGACGCCCTCGGGGCCTGGGATAAAGGGCGCGACCACTTATGCGGAGAATTTAGCCTCCACGACCTACCAACAGCAATTCCAGAATTATTTGGGGCAGAATTCGCAACTGTTCCAGATGATGATGGGCCAGGCGGGGCTTGGTGAGCAGGCGGCGGGGACGTTTGGCGGAGTGAGCCAGAGTGCAACTAATGCGATGTCCGGGCTGGCAAGTGCGGGTGGTGCTGCCACAGGCGCTGGGATACAGAGTGGAGCGAATGCGATTGGGCAAGGGATTACAGGAGCGACATCAGGTTTGAGCAATTTTGCGCTGCTCAACTCGTTGGGTGGTGGTAGCCTGTTTGGGGGCGGAGGCGGTGGAGGGGTGACTGACTCGACATTCAACGGACTGACTGACTCGATGATTATGGGCTAAGGAGGTTAGAATGCCTAATGGGAATGCAATGGCCCCAGGTGTGATGCCGGGTGGAATGCCTCCTGGCATTCCGATGGGTGGTCCTCCGAATGCGCTGGCGAAACCTCAGCCGCCGGGGCAAAGTCCGGGCAATTTTAGCGTGGAGCAGCACGTTGAACAGAATTGGCAACAGGCGCAAGCGCAGCATAAGCAGTTGCAAGCTTCTGTGAAGAGGATGAATGTTGCAAGGAGTATGTTGGACTCGCTGAAGAAGAAAGGGGATCAGATCCAGGTGGAGGATGTGATCGAAGGGGCTGGGACGATGGTGGGAGCCGGGTTTAGTCCGACAGCGCTGGCGCAGATGCTGGCGCAGATGCCGACCACTGGAGGGGAGGCGCTCCAAGCGTGGGTTGAACAGCAAGATCAGAGAGCGCAGCAGATGGATCAAATGCTGCAACAGAAATTTAAGGCGTCCGCTGTCCATAGGGCCATTACTGGTATGGCCTCTCTCCATGTCCACTCAATCAAACAGCGACATATGGCTGCACAAGGAGCCATGCCAGGAGCGCCGCAAGGCGGCGCTCCAATGGGAGGAGCATTAGCTCCTGGTGGAATGGGGACTCCTTCGCCGCAAGGCGAAGGTGGCCCCGGGGAAGAAGAGGAGGAGTAAATGCCTGGACTGATACCTGAAGCGACTGGACAACCTGGTGGAGCAGGGTTTGGTGATCCGATTGGGATGGCTAACTCCCTAATGGATTTCCAGAATAAGTCCAATGCGAATAGGAAGTTCCAGGCGGAGTTTATGGCCAACCAGGCATTGGGGGAGGCTATGGCTCATGCTCCGACTATGGAGGAGGGGCTTGCTCAGGCTAGACAAAATCCGCTGATTGCAGGGTTTGCTCAAGAGGGATTGAATACTGCGACAGAGATGATTGCGAGGCAGGCTCAGACGAAGATGATTGGAATGAGTACGGCGGCTGCAAAGACGAAGCTGGGGCAGGACTCGTTTCTTAATGTGGCTACGGCTGGTTTGCAGGCTGCGGATGACCCCCAAAATTGGAATAAGTATATTGATGGTGCGATGAGTGGAGTTGCTCCAGAAGCGATGGATTTTGTCAAACCGCGGGTTGATGCAATGAAGGCGGGGATTGCAGCCAAAATTCAAGGACTGAATATGAATGATCCAGCGCAGGCTGCACAGGCAAGGAAGGCCATTCAAAGTTTGATAGCTGGTGGGTATGTGAGCGCAGGTGGTGATCGTGACCGCCTAGCAGCAGTTCTGCCTAGCACTGTGGTTGGTCCTGATCAGGTTCCAAGGTATGTGCCCTCTACGCTTGAGGCAGGGCGTGGTGGATTTACAAGTCCCATCTCTGGAACTTTGCCGCCCACGCAGGCTCCGACGGAAGCTACAACATTCACTAACTCAGCAACTGGAGCTAGTGCTCCGATTGATGTGTCGGGAGTCACTCCTTATCTGGTGAGAGATAGGCAGGGAAATCCGGTCGTCACTACGGAGGGGAGAAATATTATTGATAAAGATAAGTTTGGGGAGATGGACAAAAATCTTAAAGAGCAGCATAGTGGACCAGAACTGACAGCTTATAATGGTGATAGAGGAATGCTCAATAGCCTTGGTCAGATGCAATCAGCTGCCGATGATTTGACAGCTCGAGGTGGCTTTACAGTGCCTGGCTTGTTTGGTACGGCTAGAGGAGCCATCTCGAATGCAATGGAAACTGCTGAGAATGTATTGGGCACGAAATTTACTGGTGATGCAGCACTGCCTGCTAAAGATGCAGATGCTCAGGTTATTAACAAGTGGGCTCATGCCTTGCCATTTGCTCTGAAAAATGCGCTTGATGGAACGAACGGACGAGGGTTAGGTGTGCTGATGGAGGCTGCTGCGGCCGTGCCAAGTATGGAAAATACTCCATTGGCTTTTAAGGTATTGACTGCGGGACTGAAGGCGTTAGCTAATTGGGATATTGGAAAGTATGAATTTAAGGAGAAATATATAGCGCATCCTGGAAATAGCAGTGGGTCGCTGCTTGGATCGGATGTAGCCTACAATAAGATTGCAACGCCGCTCGCCGAGGCTCAAAAGGAGTTGGCGAAAGAAGGGATTGTGTTGGATGGAAGTCACATAAAATTTACTGATGACACGCATCTGACGCAGGCTTATCAAAGGGGATTGTTTGGTAAGCCGAAAGATAACCCAGATGATCCGGATGGACCAGCGGAAAAAGCAATGGATGACATGTACGACACTATGCATCCAGATCTGAAGCCTAAGAAATAGGTGAGTTATGGCTGATAACCAACCACCACTGACTGGGGCAGCCGCATTACGTGCCCAGCTTAAACCACAGGTGCAAGCACCGACACCAGAAGAGCCGCTACAAGGTACTGTTCCAGGGAGTGCTCCGGCTCCCTTGACTGGAGGGGCAGCATTGCGGGCTGCTGCACCTCCGTTGCCAGGGGCTGCTGTACCGCAAGGTGGCAGTGCTACGCCTCGAACTTGGGGAGATGTTATAGCGGGTACGCCACATCAGCTTTATCAGGGGGCGATTGAGGGTGGAGCTGGGATGCTAGGACTGCCCGCCATAGCAGAACATGCAATAGGTTCTGGGCTTTCTAAGCTTGGAGTTAATATTCCGGATAATGCGCTGACAAGGTTCCTCGCGCCTCATACGGCGAGCGAGATGCTGGGGGAGGCGCAGAAAAATATTGGGTATGACCCGACTCAGCCGAAAGATCTTAGTAGCCAGATAATAAGGGGAGCTGGACAAGCGACTGCCACGTTGCCGATGGGCGAAGCGATGGGAATGACTAGAGCAGCTAATTTAGGTTACACTTATATACCATCGGCTATTGGCGACCTGTGGCACCACTATACTAACACAAGTCCGCTGTGGGCAAGTTTGCCAGCTGCACTCACTGGAACTGGTTTCATGCGGCTGTGGGGAGAGTCAAGTGCGAGGCAGGCGGCAACTCAGGCTGCAGAGCAGGCGGCCAAAGAGCAGGCTGAAGCCACTGCGGCTAGACAAGCTCACGACATTGCAGCACCTGATGAACAGCAGTTGCAGAAGGCACAGACTCAGGGAGCGCAGGAAGTAGCGAAACAATTCAAGAAGGGTTCGCAGACAGATATTGACAAGGCGCACGACATTCAGACTACAGCGGCTGATACACAACTGCAGACTGAGCATACGGGAGCGGATGCGGACCGAGAGGCTGCTGCGGCTAAGTTGGGGACGTCGAAGACGCTGGAAGAGGGTACGGGGAAGATGCAAGATCAGGCCCGGCAATGGTTGGGGAGTGAGTTTAAGCCAGCGCTAAACAAGGCTGAAGAGGGGATGTTTTATAAAAATCCTGTAGATCATAGTCAGGGTACGCTGGTTCCGCAGGATGCGCTTGGCGATGCAACTCATCTTAAAAGCTCTATAGAGCACTCTTATGTGACGGGAGCGGGAATAGAAGGTGAGCCGATCGCGGCAATGTTTAGAAGCAGGCTGCCAGAAGCAGTTAATGCTAAGCTGGATATGCTGGCTCAAAAGCAGGGATTGCCAGCCGGGCAAGCTCCTCAGTTTACGTTTGCGGATCTGAGGAATATTAGGTCGGCCATTGGGGATGCGTTAGGCGACCCGTCAGTGATCTCTGGGATTGGGGTGAAGAAGCTGAATGAGATGTATAGAGGGGTGAATGATGATATAAGGGCGGCTGTTAGTAAGAGTGCGGGGCAAGAAGGGCTGGATGCGTTCGACAAATTCAATAAGGAGGCGACTCGTCTGTTTGGTGTGGCAGGGACTGTAGGAGATAATATTGTTACGACGACGAATGTGGGGAAAGAGACTATCACTCCTAAGATGCTGGCGGATAATAAGGGGCTGTGGAATGACAGCACGAAGATAAGTCAGCTGCGATCGGAGCCGACGCTGGATAAAGGGGTCAATGAGGTGGCAGCGTCCAAACTGAGGGCGGGTGGCAGGGAAGCTGAGACGGCTTATGATAAGCTGCCAGAGGCTAAGGCGGCGATGTTCGGGCCACATGCGCCAGCTCTGGATGCTATCACGGCTAAGAGAGCGGCGGCTGAGAGTGCGGCTGCTGATGCGAAGGCGGCTGCCGATGCACAACATCAACAGATGACTGATGCGGCCAAGGAGGGTAAACAGCAAATTATTTCACATGGAGCTAGACTGAGGGACGTGGACATTAATGTAAGGGCAAAGACTAAGATTGGATTAAGTCAGGCGGAGGAGAATGCTAAGGCGAAGACACAGCAGTTGACGGCTTGGGCCAAAGAGCTGCAGAGAAGGGCTACGTCAGTTGGCGGAAGGGAGTTTCCGTTCTGGATTAGGAATATGCCCTCGCTGGCGAGCGGCTATTTGGGAGGACAGCATTTACTGAATGAGTTTGGAATGCAAATGCCAGACTGGGGTCAGCAGTTAATGAGTGGTGCTGCTGGCCTTGGTATGTATGGAATGACACAGGGAGCGAAAGAACTTTACCAAAATCCTCATGCAGTGAGAAATTTGCTTCAAGCCGGGACTGCTTCTGCACCTCCACCAGAGCCTAACAAGCTGGGCTTTGGGGTTGGGCAAAATAAATGAGGCACGAGCTTTCGGGCAGGGAACGTGAATGTCTGCTGTGGATTGCACGCGGGAAGACTTATGCAGAGACAGGTGTTATTATTGGGCTTACGTTCCCCTCAGTCAAGACTTATTTGGATCGTGTCAGATTAAAACTGAATGCAGTTAATTTGCCGCAGGCGGTGGCCATTGCAGTGGCCACAGGTATTCTGCAATATAATGAGCTTCAGATTGAAGAACATGAGGCGGATCTATCCGAGGTCGGTTAGAGTCTTGCCTGTGACACGCCAAGTCTTATCGTCTTTCTGGACGATGATTTCACGCACCACCAAATTCTGGATTATGTAGGGGATGACCTGAGGCTTGACCCTCTCGCTCAGCCAGGTGTGGAGGAAGGCAGTCGTTATAGGCTGACCGGCGCTCATTTTGACGAGGATGGCGGCGTGAAGCTTTCTGATGACGCGGATCTCTGACTCGCCCTTGGCGCTGTTGAAGGCGTTGGGCATCACATCCTCGACCTCCAGCAGCCATTGGAGGGCGCGCTCTACATGAGAAAGCTGAATTGACATGGATGGACTCTCACTCATTGATGCTATCATGGACAGTTTCATTACAAATTGGCTGCGCGACGTATTATAGTTTTTTAAGTCCTCGTGAAGGGGACGAGGCGGCCCGCCAGCAAGATGCCACTTGGTCAGATAATCTTTGGCTCCTTGGGACCACTCCATCTCCCCGCAAATCAGACTGATTTCGCTGAGACGTTCGCATATCTCCGCCTGAAGAGCCATGTTGATTGTGGGTGAGTTGAAGGGGGAAATTCTGTCAGCTACCTCGTTCCATACAAGGATGGAGCGTCGAAGGAAACCCTGGTCCTGAGCATCCTTCATCAGGATTTTCTCTAAAAGGGCGGGCTGGTAGCCGAAGAGGGCTGTTATGAGAGGATAGTCAATTCTTGTCTCCCCACTCTTTCGCCGCCACTCTTTGAAGTGCGGAGGGGCATCATAGATTGTGGTGAGGAATGCGAGGATGTCAGCCTCGAACTTTGAGAAAGAGTTAGAGAACTCCTCGATGGGAAGCAGCAGACAGTGATATTTGAATTGGGTTAGGGTATGGATTTGGGAGGCGTTGTTGAGTGCGTCGAAGAGGGCTGCCTTCGTGGAGTCGTTCGCCCCGGAATAGAAGGCGGGTGCGCCAAGCTCGTTGCGGGTCATGTCCCACAGGTCGCGGACTACGTTGATTACGCTCTTACCGCTGCCGGGAGGGCCGACTAACATCACGTAGAGATTTGCATAGTTAGTGTCTCGACCTGAGATTGCTTTGATGCGGCGCTCCATTGCACCGGCGACCATAGTGATGGCGCACCACTTACGATAAAGAGTGCATGATTGCATACCTTCAGTGTATGCCATAAATTGATTGACCAAGTCCCCAGATGGCACGACAACTCATCCTCCCATCAGTCGCTCCAGGCCTTTCGGCCTGGAGCGCCTGTCTTGTGTTCCCCTCCTCCACTTCATTAGTCCGGCCGGATTGTTTTCCGACTCAGGTGCCCAATTCCATCCTACTTTAGCAGCCCCCGGCGCCATATAAGCTCGTAGACTCTTCGAGTCTACGAGCTTAATGTCGCCTAACAAATCTAAGACGATAGTGACTATTTCGTCAATGTCGTCGTCTTCGCGAAACTGGAATGTGATGGAGTCGTGTGTCTGTGCCAATAGCTGGATACGGTTTTGGAGAGTTGCCCATACCTTCCAGAGCCACAAATTAGTCCTGTCGGCAGTCATTGATTGGGGAACGAATGCGATCGCCTCCCGCAGGGTCGCATCGCTCCGCTGATCTCCGAAGAAGTCACGCTGTCTTCCAAACGGAGTTGTTATAGAGCCTTTTGTCTGGAGCCGGTCAGCTATCCAGTTCCAGTATTGGCGAAGTGCGGGATAGGCTGGCCTGATATTGTCGTGGCTACTGCCACGACAATATCTAGCCTGGAACTCCGCACATACCTTGATGGGGAGCTTTAGCACGCGGCTCATTGTCCAGGCGGTGCCGTTGTAGTTGGTGAGATGGCCTCCTCGCTTGGCCAAATCCCGCATAGTCCAGTCGCGGTAGACGGGGATGCGTTCAGCCAGCTGACGGCAACCAGCGGGATCGGCTGGCCAAGGCTGATCTGGCCATATAAGTCTGCAGTTGTTGGTGTGGAAGTCCCCCGACTCGCAAGAATCCAGGAGAGACCAATCCCCAAACAGGCAACCACAGATGAAACCCACGTCACGCGCCTCAACCTGTTCGAGGTCAATTGAGCAGAGCTTCCAGCCTGGATCTGAGATAAAGACCCGTCTAAGTTCAGGAGCAATATTCTGAGCGTTGCCTCCCGTTCCGAGGACGGAAGTTGACGAAGATAATCGACCAGTCTCCGTACCGCCAATATTGTAGCTCGTTCGGTGTCGTCCATCTTCGTCTATCTCCTCCGTCAAAACATCCAACTGCTTGTAGAAGTCGCGGCATGAAAGGATAAGAGAGACCAGCGGACGAGCATACATATACTCATCTATCTTCTCCAGGGCCTCCCGATTAACCGACAGCCGTCTTTCGCCTTTGAAGGAGAGCCAGATCTCTGGGATTTTCATAGTCTTATAGAAGAACTCGGACAGCTGGGTGTGAGAGCGGGGGTTGAGACTCTTGCCCCAGATAGGCTGAGCTAGCTCGTCCAGCACCATGCGGGACTCTTGCACCTTCTTTTTAACTTGAAGCTCCATACGGTGCCGATCCAGTCCATCGACGAGGAAGCCGTGAAGAGCCATCTCCAGGAGAGGAGCTTGAAGCGCCCGCTCAAAGGAGTAGATGGGCTCTGCTCCGCCCGGATGCTCCCGATTAATATTCTCAAGGATCTCCAGGGTGAGCATGGAGTCGAGCGCACAATAGGTCTGATGCTGCTCCTCAATATTCAGTTTGCCAGGTTCTATTGCGGCTGTCTGGATAATTGGCATTAAAATCTCAGATCATGCGAGTCCATACGAGGTTTACTTCAGTCCCTTGATAGATTGGCGGATCGAGTGCCCAGACAGGGACTCCTTTGTCTCTGCTAAAATTAAGCTCGCTCCTGACTCCTTTTGAGTCAGCCCAATTTGTAAGACATAGGAGAATTACTCCTCTAGATGGGAGTATCATATTGTAGTTATGTTCATTCCAGAAGGCTGCATTAGTTGGCATATTAAACACTTGGGCTACCATATGATAATGGACTATTGGAGAGTATATGGTGAGCTTGGCTCGCGTCAAAACAGAGACAGCATTCAAGTGTTGCTGGTAACGCTCCTCTATGTTGTCGGAGTATGGACCGGCCATATACCAGTAGCCATCTCCGGGTGTTGGCTGATCATTCATCTAATTTTTCTCCTTTGACTTTGGTTGTGCGGTGTCGGCCAAGCAGTTTCCAGCTGGCCTCATTGGTGTAGATGGAGCCAAGGAAACCGAGACTCTTCTGCACTTCGGGGTAGAGGGAATGGTGCAGGAGCATAGTGTCTTCGCGCGCATTGCGCAGGTTGAAGCCCATGCGGATTAGATACTGCATGTCATACATACCGTTCTGGAAGAGGAGTGGGCGGCCACCCGTTAAGAGTTCATGGACATAGAACCAGGCAGTCATTTCTTCTTCTATTGTTGGCCAGTAGTTGCGGGTACCGTCTTTAGATCGGAAAGGGATTGTGAGGGCGGAGGTAGGTGAGTCTGCGAAACTGATACAGGTGATTAAAGGGCCTGCTGTTTCACAATCCACTCCAAGCATGGCTGTTAAGCTGTTTTTAGATTGGAGGTACCACTCTCTTATCTCTGAGATGGTGGGGTTGATAAGGACTTGTCGAGTAGGCCGGACAACGTCAGGCCGCTCGGACTCTCGCCAAGCCTTGATGAAGTCGGCCATGCAGATAATGCGCCACTCTCGTCTCCCTCTCCCAGGTAAGACGGCGGAGGGGTGATAGGTAGGGAGAACTTTCACTCCCGGAGCAACCCCTCCTGACGAACCCACTGTCGCAGTGCCACGGACATTGCTAATGTCAGTTCTTCCAAGGAGGGCCCAGGTCGCGATAGCTCCAGCCGCCACGATACAGACTGGTCTGGCTTGTTCAATTTCGGCTCGGAGACGGTCAAGCTCACCCAGATACTGCGGCTTGAGGTAGGCAAGCCTCCCTCTTCCGAGTGGGGGAATTGCAGGATAGTCATCTGGAAGCTCCTTCTTTGAACAGAGGAGGAAGTCAAAGTCGTTGTTTGGCGGACGGAGGGCGGCCACGTTGGTAAAGGCAATCCCGGCCTCTTTGGCCCACACGTTCCGCATCTGGTGCCATCCAGAGCGCCCAAGTGCAAAGCGGAAGTCAGCCGTATAACGGTTATTCGGGATGGTCTCGATCAGGATGCGGGATAGCTCGGCTCCGGCTACCCCGCAGAATGGGATGCCGCCGGATTGCTCCTCGGACTCACCCCACGCCTCGCCAACCACGACAAGTCGTGGTTGGCGAGAACCAGCCCATCCGACAAACGGAGGCCTCATGAGTCAAGTTCCCGCAAAGCGGGAACTTGACTCATGATGGGAGAGCGACTCCATTACACGGGAGTTGAGAAGGGCTTCGCGGGCAACAGACACGAAGCGCTCCTCAATTTCTAAGCCGAGGACGTTCTGTGGGAGAGCGCCAAGACTTTCGGCTGCGCGGAGGGAGGAGGCGGCTCCGCAGGTGGGGTCTAGGAAACGGGTGTTTCCATCAACGAGGGCTGCGAAAAAATGGCGAAGCATAGGCTCTGGTTTACATGACGGATGCAGCTTGCGGTCGCCGGGACCAGAGTAGGAGTCAGCAACAGTCCGAATGAGGGGACGGCGACCTCGGTAAGCCAGAAGGGCTGCTTCATAGGTGTGGCGGGGCCACCGTTGGCTGTCGCCAACGATACCTGAATTGTCGGATTTGTGCCAAATGAGTGGATATGGATAGAACTCAATGGAGGGGCCTTCCTGCTCAAAGAGTCGCATTGTTTTCAGAAGGACTTCTGGCTTAGGACTGAGCCAGAACATTAGATGACCAAGTGGAGACAGCAGATGATCCAGATTTTTGACTAGGCACTCCGTGAGAGTCCAGTAGTCGGCGGCTTGGTCTGAATAGGCGCCTTCTTGATCTTCTGGTTTGAACTGGCCGGCTCCGTCGAAGACGTTTGCCCCATACGGGAAGTCGCAGTGGATCAGATTGAAAGAGATGCCTGTGTAGGTTGGTGCCCATTCGAGAAAATTCTCCTGCCTGATTGAGCGCTCCACGGCTGCTCGTGACCAGACAGGCGAGACAAGCTCGCCTGTCTGGTCAAGCACATGCACCTGAGTCTGCTGAGGGGTTACTACTCCTTGTAGGGGGGACGACTCGTCTGGCTTAGGTTGTGTTTGCACGATCATTGATCGTGCAAACACAGCCATATCATTTATTTCTGTTTCGTCCTCGCGCTCTTTGCGCCGCCTTATCAGGTTGCGAGCCTCATTGATGTTAGTCGCCTTATTCACTCGCGGCTCTTTGAGATGGGCCGCCACAAGGAGGATGGTGGAGATGTAGCCTGCATCGATTGAGAGAGCCTCCGCTGTCATGCGCTGGTTCCAGGAGGGGTCGGCCTTCCCATAGAGGTAGTGGAGTTCGGCAATGGCTCGGGCGGAGTCCTGCCATGGGAGGTCTTTCCGCTTAACATTCTCTTCAAGCTCAATGACTTTCAACTCGTCAGTGTTTAGGTCATCTACCCAGCGGACTGGAATGGTTGGAAGGTTAAGCGCCTTGAATGCTTCCCACCTGCGCTCACCCGCAATCAGCTGGTAGTCCTTAGTCACAATTATCGGGTTGATGAGGCCCACCCTCTTAATGCTGGCCTGGAGAGCGGGGTCCGGCTCTAGCTTCCGTCTTTGACGAGAGTCTCTTTTAACCCAGATGAGGGATAGTGCAATGTCAGGCATGATCAGCTCTTCATTTTGGGGTCGATGTGGACTTTGGTATCTGGACCGATGAAGGAGCTTACCATCTCCATCAGCTTCATTTCGGTCTCGCCAGAGAATAATAGGATATCAAATGGAAGGTTCATTTCCTTGCCATCTATTCTGATGTACGTTTCGCCAGGCTCTGCGCGAAACTTGTCGAGGTTGCCGAAGCTCAGGCCAAGCATGACCACAGTACGGCCATCCATCTCTGCTGTCGCTTTAATCATACCAAGTCCCCGAAGATTTAGGGGGAGGCTCGCTCTCCTCCCCCAAGGACCGTAGCCCTCCCACGGCCCTATCGGATCAATCGAGCTTTGCTCGATTGATCCTATTCCGTTCCGATCAGGGCCTGGGCGACGGCCCAGACTTCGCCAGTCTTCTTGCTGATCTGGTGTTTTACGGTAGCGAGGACGTGTTTGCCGACCAACTCGTAGTTGGTTTGCTCGGAGATTTCTCCGGTGATCCCGCACTGCTGACAGAGGCGGCCATACCGATAATCAAGTGGCAGCCAGTAGTCACAGTTGACGGAGCGCTGGGCAATGTTCTCAATGAGGGCCTTCTGCGACTCCTCAATGGAGTCGTCTTGCGGCCAATCGAGGATGCGGGCCGTAAACCGCAGGATGGGAGTCTGCTCCGCATTGCGGGCTGTTGTCAGCTCGAACTTGGAGATGACTGCTGGGTAATCTCCAATCGGGAGGGTTGGTGGACCCTTCACTAAGTCTTCGACGCGTCCTTTCATCAGTTCTGCTAGATTTGCCATTTACTCACTCCTTGGGCATCTGCCCTGCTTACATCACTCCCAGATTTTTTTCCTCTGGAAATGAATTTACAAAACTCTTCTATGAATCTGATTCAACGCTTTGCGTTGAATCAGATTCAATTGGAAGTCCAAGATCCAGCTCTCGAAGCATGGATGGGCTATTTAAAAGCTCCCATAGCCATGGCGGAATGTCAAGTAGAGTGACTGTCCGGTATGTGCGCCAGGCGAGAGTTTTTTCTTTCTGGTTGAAGTACTCTTCCTCGATTTTAAGCTCGATTTTGTCAACATGGAGGTCTTTGACGTCTGGTCCGTCATGTTTGCTCGTGTATGGCACCTCGATGCGATAGTCGTAAATTGCCTTGATGCGGTAGGGGCCGAACTTGGCGATTGTCACTGTATCTTGCAGTCTCATTGCTTTGCTCCTTCTGGTAGTAACTTCCATGCGGCTTCGCGCATACGTTCAAGCTCGTGAACTGCCTCAGGTCCCTCCTCCTTCGCCATTTTATATAGGAGCGGATAACCAGTGGTAATTGACAGTTCTATTTCTGCTCGGGTGGCGCGCCGACCCGAGCTATACCAGTCTATTCGGTCTGGTAGACCAAGATTGAACAGGTAGCCATCTCCAGCCCTGAAAGCCTTCACTGTGCTGGTCTCATAGAGACAGACTGCGCCGGGGTTGCGGTCGATGTGGTTCCCCGCTATGAAAGTCTCCTCTGGCATATCTTTCTTGTCGCGCTTCTGCCTGGGCCGTGTGAGGAATGGGCAGGCCATGGCGGAGAACTCAGCACACTCCCTGTGGGAGGGCGGCTCACTCGTGACTCGGTTGATGACGCACATGGGGCCAATCACATAGACTTTGTGCTGGCCGAGCGGATCGCCACAGACCCAGCAGCGATGGCGGGTGTAGGCTGTCCAGAGTTTGCCGGGTCCGATGATGCGGAAGTCTGGTTCGCCTTGGCCGGGAGGACACGGCTCGCCTGCATACATCCAGGCGACGAACCACGGCACTGGATAGCCCCGCTCATCTTTGGGGAGCCTTGCAATGCGCTTAGGGAGTGCTGGCAGGTCGATCATTGGGGGCTCCGCACGGCTGCGAAGTAGTCGGCTAGGCCGGTCTCGATTGGATAGGTCTGTTTGATCTTACCAGGAGCCGCAGACTTTAGCTCCACTACACCGTCCGACTGGGTGACAATAGAATGTTTGCTTCCGATGGTGGCTGCCCGGATGGTGTGGTTAAAGTAGGTGCCGATCTCTCGGTTAAGGGCACGACCTGGCCCAGCTGGGAGACCGTGAAGGATTTCGTTCTGGTCGGTGTCGTAGGCGATGTGAGCGCAAACAATAACGTTACACTTGATTGAGGCGTCGAAGAAGGTTGAGAGGACGTCGAGGATCATTCCCTGCACAGTGCCCCACTCGGGCTGGGTGGGGTTCTGACCGAGGCGGTTGTTGATTGCAAGAATGAAGTTCAGCGCTGTGCGCCAAGCGTGGGTGAGGGAGTCGAAGACGAGGATGTCCTGGCATGTCCAACTGTAGACGTTTCCAAATGACTTGTCGCCATCCTTCCAATCTGTACAGATTAGGTCTACGGCTTTTTGCCAGGCTTCTGCCTTAACAGGAATGGCACTGACTTTGTATCCGCGAATATTCTGCCCCTCCATGACTGGAATTTTTTTAGCAAGGCGTCGATCTTGAAGGGGAATTATAGAGCAGGTTGCATACTGCTCAGGTGTGAGGAGATTGCGCAGAATTTCTGTTCCGTTGTCGAAGTCCATAATGCGGAGGTTGTAGCCAGCCTTAACGAGGGAGGCCAGACTCCCTGTTTTTCCGCTACCAGGGTCGCCCAGTAGGAGAATTTTCACTGGAGAGTGTTTTTGGACAGGCTCAGGCTCTGTCTGAGCCTGTCCAAATAGATCTTTTTTGACTTCCTCGTTCATTTGGTTTGTCCCTGGCTGTCTTTCTCTGCTGTTTTTCTTCTTATTTCATATTCGCTGAGTTCGACTTCACGGCAGGCGTCTTCGCAAGCGGTCTGAATGATGCCTGCAAGCTCCCAAATGTCGTCTTCTGTCACGCCTGGGATTTCACTAAGAAAATGTTCTGCCAAGTCGTATGACATGGGATCTACTGATGGGCGTTCTTTTTTCATTTGGACGTTTCCTTGCTTTCTTCTTCTTCTGGAAGCTGGTAATGGCAGGTTATGGGGATGCAGTGGAGGCCGTTCTGTTTGGCTTCCATAATCTCTCCAGCAGTGGGCCATCCGAGATAAATCTGCCAGCATTGCGGAATGCCCTCATAGAGGCCAATGTGGACAAGAGCGCATTGACGAGTACTGTAAATCCCGTAGGGCTGTCTCATGCGGACAAATTCCTTGCTATATTCGATCATCTTGGCTCCCCGGCTGGGTCCCAGCGCCTAATCTGGAAGGTGGCGTCCATAATCGGCTTACGCGCCATCGGGCTGCGCCCGCAGATCTCGCGGAATTGACAGCCGCCGTATAGGCCGCAGGCTTTATCATTCTGGGGGTAAGCTTTTTCGGGGTTAGGCTCTTTCTCGGCTACTATGGCGCAGCTTTCCATAAGAGATGTCCAGTATGGGAGGGCTTGGAGCCACTCATCCAGGACTGGTTGGGGGCGGTAGACGGGAAAGCGCTGGAAACGGACGAAATTGACGCCGATCTGTGCGGCGTCCAAAAGAACGCCTCGGGCAGGCACGCCTAAGGCTACGCGGCCTGCAATAGTGTAGAGGGTGAATTGGTTGTCAGGGGTGAAGCGCTCTGCGTACTTGGAGCCGATCTGCTCGTAGGTTGTCTTGAGGTCGGCTATATAGATGTCTGAGTTGAACTCGACGAGGCGGTCTATGTGCCCGCACAGGAGGATTGTTTCGTCGGTCATGGAGCGAAAGCCAGCGTCGAAAAGGAAGGTCAGTTCGACTGCTGGCTTACCGTTGTCCAGCTGGAGGGTTTTGAGGGGGGAGCCCTGCTTCTCATAATGGTCTAGGTATTCGACAGCAAATCTTATGAGAGATAGCCGGTTTTTCTGAGGATCATCAAACGCAGGAGTGTTAGCTTCGTAGTTCCAAGTGCCGGATAGGGCTTTGACGATTGTGGCTTCCAAGGCTGCTTCGTGCTCGATCCCTTGGGATCGAGCACGTTGATAGTTCTCAGAAACATGATGGGCTGCTGAACCGAAGTCCAGATTGATCTGGACGCCGATTTTTGTGTAACCACAGATAATTGAATAGTAGTAGTAGCGGGCGCATTGTTTGAACGCGCCCAGGCTGGTCGAGTCGATTGCCGTCTGAAAGCGTGGGAGCTTCTGTGAGAAGCTTTTATTATTCTCCCAATTTTGCACTACTTCCCCCACTTCTCTTTTGTTGGTGCGTAATGTTTCACTGCGCCGCATGTGCGACATTTCCAGCCTGTCCAGAGGGTGCCGTCATGCCAGCCGGAGACGACGTCTCCGCCACACCAGCCCCAACGGCATTTAAGGGCTCGGAAGAATGTCCAAACAGCCATCATTAATTTTCCCTTCTTATAGGTTTGAGCTCTGGCTCAAACCTATTTGCTCGATTGCGAATGTGATAACGATCCGGCCAGTGTTAGGATCATGAGCGATCAGAAAATCGCCTCCTACAATGATCAGACCATGTTTTTCGATATGAGCGCTGATAGGTGCATACAGCGTTTTGGCGAACTGCTTAGTCGAGATCACTAACTCTTCGATGTCCACGTAGTTGCCCCTTGGTTTTTGAGATATTCGGCCAGTTCTTTTTCAGCGGCTAAACGCCATCGTTCATGATAGTCATGTTTCACTGGATTATTCCAATACTTGTGCATCATCTCGCGGTGATGACGTATCTGCCGATCCAGTCTGGCTACGAGCGGCGGCTTAGCCATTAGTTACCCCAATCTGTGCCGTCAGGATAGATTATTATGACTTTCTTGCTCTGTTTCTTTGCGTAGCGGATGGTTGCCCATGTGCCTGAACGTAACTGCTCTTCGTACTCTCCGGGAGCTGCGAGAAGGAGATCAGTGCGGTCTACTATGGCGCGGTTGCGATCCAAATAGTCGAGAGGAGACAAAACTGTGTCAGCGTTTGGACACCAAGCCCTCTTATAGGAGTTTAGGGGCGGGTGGATGACAATACGACAAGAGCCATTTGATTTGGCAAGGTTGTGGGCTTGCTCATCGGCTCCTATGCAGTCACCATGATGCAGTTCTATGTGGTGGAAATAGCTGCCTATTATGGAAGCCTGCGTGCGGGGCATCCCGCGCTGCGTTCCAGTGAAGCCGATTTTCACTTATCATCTCCGAAGAGCAGCTCTTCGGCGGTGAGGAGGGTCTTCACTGGGAGGGCGTCGGCCATTTTGGCTGCGCGGGGGATGCGCTTGCCAGCTTCCTCGGCGGCCCGGTTGCGCTCGGCCTGGGCGCGCAACTCCAGGATGAGGCGCTTAAACTGTTCGGGATGCTGCTGGTAGAGGGCGAGCGGCTCCCTGTTGAAGAGTTCGGCCATTGACCACTCGGGGTCCGCCGTGGTCAGGAGAGAAGATTGGGGAAGCTCGTCAGTCATTGAACCACTCGCCAACCGGGATATATTTGAACTCTCTTCTTAGTATTTTAGGATTGAATTTTACATTTGTTGTAACAATAAATGTAACTCCGGAATTTATAGGATTTTTTGCAAGTTGTAATATTTTTTCCTGCTGCTCTTTGCTTTTTACAACAGAAAAAAATTCGGAAATTTCTGCGAATTGCCATCCACTGAAGTTTTCATCCCCATATATTTTATCCATTGCTGATTTTTCAATGTATCTTTGATGTCCTGCCAAAGATTTTATCCAGTGTGTTTTGCCACATCCTGGCGGACCACAAAGTACAGGTACAAGGCCATCCTCAATGATACTAAGGACAGCACTGTGAGTTGGAAACTTGGACATCATTCTCGCAAACTTCTCCTCGAACATTTCTATTCCCCTTTCGTCAGTCATTTTTGAGTATCTCCATGAGCATTTTTCTCAGTCTCAGACCTTCCATCATGGAGATGAGGTCTGGATCGCCTGCTATGTCGATCATCTCTTCGTCAGTTAGGTTGCGCACTTGCATGTCGTCTGCATAAGCGCCGAGATGATGGCAGCCCATGCATATGGCGATGTCGCCTGGCTGAGGAGGGCGTTCATTGTCTGGCGTGGCACCAGCATTCAACAGCTGGTTGCAGTTGGGACAATGGGACTCTCTGTAGCGGTGGATGTCCATTATGGAAGCTCATCCTCATGAGTCGGAACAAGCTTTGCTTGTTCCGACTCAACGTGCTCCCACAGCTTCGCCGCGGTCTCACTCTGGAGGTAACGCTCCTCGCGGAGCTGGAGGACTATGCGGTGGAGCATTTCGCGCACCCAGGAGCCGGGAGGCAAGCGGGTGCGCGATGCTACATGATTTATGACAAAATCCCAGTCCTCATCGTAGAGCCATAAATGTCTACGAGACTGCGGTCTTATAACTCTACGCACCATCGGCTACTCCTTTGCCATCCCCGCCCAATGGGCGGGGATGGCAAAGGAGGGCCGAGTCCTAGAGGTTGCGGCCATGAGGACTCGGCCCTGGCTTGGCCTTGCGGCCAAGCCCCTTAATCAGGTCGGCGAACTTGTTTCGCCGACCTGACCCGTCGCAGTCCCAACCGGGGGGATCGTGGGCTGCGACTATGAGGTGTGGCTTGACGATCACACCTCAATCTTGAAGTTTGATCGAGCATTGCTCGATCAAACTTCAAACCTCAATCACAAAGACGCGCCACAGTCCGATGAGGGTGAAGATATGACCTGGAACTGATAAGATGTCATAGGCCAAACCATTCTGGAGGATGTGGCGCGCAAACAACGCTAAGAGAAGAGCAGCTGCGCCGATGGTTAGAAAATCGAACGTAGACCAGCTGCGGAACGGCCTCGATAGAAGGCGGCAAGCCCCATTAAGCCAAACCCAGTGAGGAGCATTGCCCATGTAGAAGGCTCCGGAACGTTGGTCGTCAATTGGGCCGAACCTCCGAACGACTGACGAGCTGCCGTAAAGTCCACAGCGAACTGGATCTCGTCTGAAGTGAACGGACCAGTTGCCGCCGAGACGGGTCCGAAAGAGCCGTCAAGCAGCGCTACTGGGAAGGTATGGGTGGCGAGGAGCCCTCCGTTGGCGAACGTGCTCTCAGTGGTTGGGCCGGGATCGTTGGTCAGCCCATTAACCGTGAAGGTTGACAGGGTATTGCCGAGTCCGGTGATAGCGCTTTGCAGAATGTCCACTGTTAGGGTGTGTGAGCCGGTGAAGCCTGCCGAGGCCGTAGCGTCCAGAGTGACGCTGGAGAGGTCGGCGTTCGGTAGGATCGGCGAGCCCTGGGCGGCGATGGTGATGTTAGCGAAGTTCGCGTCATTGGCTGTCAGCGAGGCTGCGCCGGTTGTGATCCCCGAGATGTTATCGATCAAAGTCCCATTGTCGAAGACTTCGATCTGAAGAGTTGCCACGGCGGGGGCAAGTCCCGCTGCAAGGAAGGTTGAGGCTAGTAGGAGTTTTCTCATAAGACTGTCCGCCTGTTTTCGTTGAGACTGGTATTGTCCCGCCTTAATTTTGTCATATTCGGTGGGTCATGTCAATGGGTTGATACATTAACTTTTCGTAATGTACCGTTGGCGTTTGGTGTTTATGGCAGTCGGGCATTCTAAGTGGCGCTCGATTGCTACGATGATCTCCGTGTTGAGTGAACGTCCGCTGACTTGGGCGCGGAGCCTGATACGCTCGCGCAATCCAGCGGGTAGATGCAGCATGTATTGGTCGTCACCTCTGCTCGCCATGCTCATTTGACTGTCCTTAGGAAGTAACGCCAGGCATCTGCTTCGTAGTTCCAATCCACTCGCTTAGTCTTGTGGTGTTCCAAGGAGTAGGGCGGTTCATCAGGAGACGAACTCTGTTCGTCTCCTGATGACCCACCATTGGAATTTCCATCACATGCCAATTCATGCTGCTTGTGCGGCGGGCAGATGATAGTGCATT